AGTGCTTTACAAGAGTTTCAAAATGATGTACAAATGCAACAGGTGGAAGAAAAACAGCCCAAGGTTGACCCAAAAACTCAAACTTGGTTGGATGAAAATCCTTGGTATGGCACCAAAAAAGCCATGTCTAGTTTTGCTGTTGGAATCCACGAAGAGTTAATTGATGAGTATGGTTCATCTATTGTAGGCTCCAATCAATACTTCAAACGGATAGATCAAACTATGCGCAAGAAGTTCCCAGAGTACTTTGATACTTTGGAAGACAACGCCGACGCCCAAGAAGAGACTCAAAAACCTGTTCCAAAAGCGAAACCGACTAGCATAGTTGCCCCTGCGACACGAAGCACGTCCTCTAAACAGGTCAAGCTGAAAACGTCACAAATGGCGCTTCTTAAAAAGTTAGGTTTAACCCCTGAGCAATACGCTCGTGAGCAACAAAAATTGGAGAATCAATAATGGCTACAACTAAAGCTGCATCAAGAATTACTCGTGAATTAGACAACCGTGAACTGACTGAGCGCCCTAAAGCATGGCGACCACCAGAGCTTCTTCCAGAACCTGATAAAGAAGCCGGTTATTCGTATCGTTGGATTCGTGTTTCGATGCTAAACCAACCAGACCCAAGAAATTTATCTGCCAAACTCAGAGAAGGATGGGAACCTGTACGTATCGAAGAACAACCCAAATTTAAACTGCTAGTTGATCCTGATGGACGTTTTAAAGACAACATTGAGATCGGCGGGTTATTGCTTTGCAAAACTCCAACTGAATTTGTAGAACAGCAGCAGGCTTATTATGCTGATATGACACGACAACAGGCGGAAGCTGTAGACAATAATTTAATGCGCCAAAGTGATGCACGCATGCCTATCTTTAAAGAAGGTAAATCGACATCTAGTTTTGGTAAAGGTAATTAAATTTAATTAGGAGATTTAAATGGCTTATCCTACAATTTCGGCCCCTTACGGCCTAAAGCCTATTAATCTTATTGGTGGTCAAGTTTTTTCTGGATCTACACGCAGTATTCCTATCCAGTACAACTTCGGCACTAATATTTTTTATGGCGATGTAGTTGGTATTTCCCGTGGTTTTATTACACGTTCAACAGTCACTACCGGTGCTTCTGCTGTTACTGGCGCTGCCGCTAATGGTACTATTGGTGTTTTCTTGGGTTGTTCTTACACCGACCCTATTACTAAACAAAAACGCTATAGCCAATACTGGCCAGCAAGTACACTAGCTGGTGATGGCGTTGCTATTGTTGCTGATGATCCAGATGTTTTGTTTAAAGCCGCTGCTGTTACTACTGCTGGTAGTTCTGCAATTGGTTCTTATGCAACTGCAATGATTGGTCAAAACGTAGCTGGTTCAGATCAAGCTGGTAACGTTAACACTGGTGACTCGCTAAACGCAATGTATATTGGTACTGTAGCTAATACAGCATCTTTACCATTCCGTATTGTTCAATTAGTCCCTGATACTGCTACTTCTACTACTGCTACATTTACTTCGTCTGCTGGTACCGGTTCAACCGTTACTTTGACTACTTCTGCTATTCCTTCAGCATTACCAGTTGGTACAGAAGTTGGTTATTTAGCAGCTAATGGTCAGTATGTTGGTACAGGTTCTTGGGTAAGTACAGCAGCAGCCGCTGGTGCAACTACCGTTCTTTTGAACTACTTACAAGTAACTGTAAACAGCCCAACTGGCACCACATCAACCGCAATGACAATCCCTGCATCTAGCACATTAGTATTTACTCAATATCCGGAAGCGATCGTTAAGTTCAACTTCGGTATCCACGAGTACTACAATACTGCTGGCCAGGCTGTATCACTTTAATCTAAGGAGCTTTTAAATGGCTATTTCACGTGCACAACTATTGAAAGAGTTGCTCCCAGGTTTGAACGCATTGTTCGGATTAGAGTATGCTCGCTACGGTGAAGAACACAAAGAGATCTACGAAACAGAGACCTCTGAGCGTTCTTTTGAAGAAGAAACAAAACTGTCAGGCTTTTCTGCTGCACCAGTCAAAAACGAAGGCCAAGCCATCGCTTACGATAATGCACAAGAAGCATGGACAGCTCGCTACAACCACGAAACTATCGCCCTTGGCTTTAGCTTGACTGAAGAAGCTATCGAAGATAACCTCTACGATTCTTTATCAGCTCGCTATACTAAAGGTCTAGCTCGTGCTATGGCTTATACCAAACAGGTTAAAGCTGCTGCAGTATTGAACAACGCATTTAACGCCGCTTATACCGGTGGCGATGGCGTATCACTACTCAACGCTTCACACCCATTGGTTAACGGCGGTACTAACAGCAATGCCCCATCTACTCCTGCTGACTTGAACGAAACTGCGTTGGAAAATGCCGTTATTCAAATCGCTGCTTGGACTGATGAGCGTGGTCTGTTAATCGCTGCTAAGCCACGTAAGTTGATCGTTCCACCTGCACTACAATTCGTTGCAACTCGTTTGCTCGAAACAGAACTGCGTGTTGGTACTAACAACAACGACATCAATGCAATTAAGAACAATGGTGCAGTTCCAGAAGGTTACACAATTAACCACTTCTTGACCGCAACTAATGCTTGGTTCTTGACAACTGATGTACCTAATGGTTTGAAGCACTTTGAGCGTACACCACTCCAGAATTCTATGGATGGTGATTTCGACACAGGTAACGTTCGTTACAAGTCTCGTGAGCGTTACAGCTTCGGTTGGTCTGATCCACTAGGAATCTACGGTTCTTACTAAGAACTAACCCCCCAAGCGGTTTCGACTACTTGGTGCAGGCCCCGCTCACAAGGCGGGGCTTTGCTTTTATAGGACAGCTAAATATTTTTTAACTGCTTCTACAACACTACCCCAATCACCTAGTTTTGGTTGCCGGAACTGCGTTAAGGTTGGGTACCAAGGGCTATCATTACGATCAATAAGCCAACGCCAACAAGTATCAAAACGATTAAGCATCCAAGTCTGTTTTCCCATAGCTGCAGCAAGATGGCAGGTAGATGTATCAACACAAATAACTAAATCAAGACATTCAATAAGCGCTGCAGTGTCGCTAAAATTTTTAAGCTCGGCTGTGTAGTTAATTAATCTATCTTTATACTGAGAACTAGCCAGCTCGGTTTCCGCAGGGTCACCTTTTTGTAGCGAATAAAATTCAACATCTACATCAAATAGAGGGCCTAACTTATCTAGCGAAATATTACGACGTTCATTTACAGCCCACACTTCTGGCTGGTCTGGCCTATAGCCACCTGACCAAACTACGCCGACTCGTTTCTTTTTCTTTGGGCCAAGTTTATGCTCCCAGTATGTAACTTTAGTAGGGTCTGCTTTTAAATAAGGTTCATTAGGTATTAGGTCTAAGCTAGTTGTACCAAATGCTAACGGTAAACTCATAATAGGTACTTGGAAGTCAAAATAGGGGGTCTTATCCCCTGGAGTAACAAGCAAGTCAACGCAGTCCTCTAAAGCGTACGAGACAAGTTCAAGCAAAGGTTTTTCTATTCCAAGAACAATAGTAGCCCCTAGCGCTTTAGCTAATTTAGCATAACGGCAAAACTGCAACATATCTCCAAGACCTTGCTCACCATGGATAAAAAGAACTTTGCCTTTAATATCTTCTTTACCTAGCCATAGCTTTTCGTGAATACGCCGAGGGTATACAGTCCTTTTCCAACGCCACTCATGCTCTTCCCAAGCGGTATCATACTTACCCAGTAATAATAGACATAAAGACCGATTAAACCGAGCATCTTCTAGGTCTGGCTTTATTTCAATAGCTTTGTTGTAGTCCTCTAAAGCTTCTTCAACCCGCATAAGGTTTTGCAATACTAACCCACGGTTGTTATAAAAAGCTTCAACATATTTAGGGTTTTGGTTTATTCCGGCTTGATAGCAACTTAGCGTATCTTCCATTCTGTGAAGTTTTTGTAAAGCAATGCCTTTGTTATTGTAAGCTTCTGGAAATTTTGGTTGTAGGGCTAAAGTTTTATCGTAAAGGGCGATTTCTTCTTCAATCTTGTGCAAACTACCCATAACAATACCTTTGTTATAGTAAGCTTCAGCGTAATTGGGGTTTAGTTCAATAGCTTTGTCAAAGTCATCTATAGCCAATTCTGATTGTTTTAGGGCTTGAAATAAGTTAGCCCGGTTGTTATAAGCAACAAAATTAACAGGATTTAACTTAATAGACTCGTTAAAAAACCCTAAAGCAGCAATATATTGTTTAGCCCCAGCTAGAATTACCCCCAATAAATGCAAGGCATCAGAATGATTTGGGCTAAGTTTTATGGCTATTTCGCAAGTATTGGCGGCCCCCTGCATATCTCCAGCCTCATAAAGCTTTACGGCTCTAAAGAAATAGTCTTGGGATTCTTGAGATACAAGGATTTTGGGTGGTTTAGTTTGTTTTTTCATAGTTTGATTTTACACAAACTACTTGCACACAAATAAATTGTGATGTATAAATACAACATCTGGGTGATTTGCTTATTCCGCCACTGCCCCAGCAGACGATGCAACGATTGGGATAAGCTCTTTTGCATAAGGAGTCCATTATGGGACGTAGTACATTTGAAGGTCCAATTCTGTCTGGTGATCAACGTTTTGGCCCACAACGTGACGTAGGTTATACCCTACTAACACAAGTTTGTTTATTAGACTTTTCTAAAACCACTCCTGGTCAAGCTGGTTACGGCGGCGCTTCTACACAGTATGTAACATCTAACAACATTCCTAACCAACTAGCTACTATCTACACAGCTCAAGCTGGCGCTTATAGTGCTACTGGCCCAACTGTTGCCGCTACTCAACCAACTGCTGATGCTTCTGGTACAACTTACCGTGGCGCAGTATTTTTGATCCCACAAGGTTCATACCTTAAATCTGTTGAGCTTGACTTAGTTGTTAACCCAACTGACGGTTCAAACGCAGC